TGAATAGTAATCATTATTTGTTTGGTTTACTGTCTGGTCTGTACAAAAAACTCTATCCTTGTATATAACAGCAGTACCATTTTTTATTTCTAAGGTATAAAAATCTCCCTCAGTTAATGTACCAAAAGCAGCAACAAAAGACATATAATTGCCATCTGTTGAGCCTGTAGGTGTAATACTTACATTAGTTCCTGTGCTTTCACTTGTAAGATTTACAGTAATTGCACCATTAATAAATTGACGAGGTATAACCTTAAAAGTCTTATCGCCATTAGTTCCTATTAACTTCATACTAATATATAAACAAAACTAATTTATTTTGTATTGTATTAATAAAAAAAGCCACCCCATTTAAGAGATGGCTAATTTCTTTATGTCGTCAACCAAAACAGACATAGGACAAATATACAAAAATATATTTAAACCTAAGCTGGACTAATTGGCGTAGCAGAAGCTACATCTGGTACAGTACAGAAGAACGGAGGAAATACCTCAGTTGCTACAGCAGTTAAAGTAAACCCTTGTAAATCTCCAGCAGCAGCACCTGTTACGATTGTACCACCAGTAATCTCAGCACCATTATCTCTACCTAATAGTAAATACTTAGTAACTCCAGCACCATTTGGATATAACTCTATAACGTAGTGCGCTCTACCTCTATTAAGAAGTTTTATCTCCTCTTGTGTCGCTACGTCTAAAACTTGAAAAGTTACATTTAAAGTACTTTCGTAAAAAGTAGTACCATTCTCTCTTGATGAGTTCACTACTGTTTCTAAAGATGATTGCCCACCTTTAACTTCAAACTTAAAAAACTCAGCAGAGTTATCAGTAGGTAGAGTAATAGTTCCACTTGAATCTGACAATGCAGCTACAACAGCACTATAATCTAAGATGTAAATATTTTTAATTCCAGCAAAGGCAGTCTTACATCCAACCCCTCTACCTTTTGTTATTGCACAAGCCATATTATTTGTTTTAATAAAAAAGGGTAGGCAGTTTTGCCCACCCTCTTTATGTTAGTTAGTTTAATTTATTAATCGTAAAGAACTACGTCAGCACCAACACCGATTTGTACACCAGCAGTATATCGCATTACGATACGCACATTCATACTACCATCATTCTCAGCCATATCAATAACTCTTACTTCGTTTCTGTCATCTAATAGACCTGTTCCGAAGAATAAGTTAGAAGTTCTTGCTGCGATTGCACAGTTATCTCTTAAACCACTTGTTGGGTATAAATCAACACCATCAAAAGAAGTTGCACCACCTTGATACCACATATGTGATTGAGCATCTACACCAGAGTTAGTAGCAGCAAATCCACCTAAAGCTCTTACATAAGCCTTAAAGATATTTTGTGATACATATATTTTTAAATCCTCAGCACCATATACTCCAGATGGAATAGCATCAACGATTTTTCCAAGCTCAGCAACAACGTTAGCAGAAGTAACTGTAGTTCCTGTAACATCATTTACAGTACCATCAGCTAAAGCTAAAGCTCTAAACCCATCAAAATCATCAGCTCCAGCAGCACCATCCCAAAGAGAAGTTTCAGTAGCAGAAGCAACCTCAGCAGCAACTCTTGAAATTACGAAATCACTAAATAGTGGAGGTAAGTTATCAAATGCAGAATATCCCATTTGAGCAGCTTCCCAGTCAGAGTGAAGTGTTTTCTTGCAAATGTCAAGGTTTACTTGTAACTCTTTTGGAGTAAGTACCTTTTCAGTTAAAGCCAAACTTGAAGTAGCTGTATCGAAATCACAACTTGCACCTTTAATTAAGTTTGAGAAAGCTCCTACTTTCATAGCAGCCTTGTATTTGATGTTAGGTAATACTGTAATAGCACCATCATCGATTGTTTTCGCAGCTAATAAACTTGCAGCTATATATTTTCCAGCAAATTCTCCAGCATACGAACTTGTAATTGTTACACTCATTTGTTTAAATTTTAGTTATTAATATTAATTATTCTTTGCATTACTCTATCAGCTATACTTGGTTTTCTGTTTTTACCAAATTTATAGCCATCATTATTTTTTGTATTAGCCTCTGGATTTGCAACGATTGGCTCAGCAGATGGTTTGTTTAGCTCCTCTTGTACTTCCTCTGGCACTTCGCTTAACTCAACCTTGTCGTGTTTGCATAGTTCCTCAGTCATAAGATTTCCTAACTCATCAGCATTTAGTTCCTCGCTCATTTCTTCCTTAGGCTCTAACATAGCTTTGATTTCTTCAATCATTTCTTTAACCTCAGCTAATTCAGTTTTAGTAGCGTACATTTCTTCTTCTTCTTCTTTTGCTTCTACTTCCTCAACTTCTTCTTCTTCTCCAGTTTTGATTTCAGCAATAAGACCTTCTTCTGCTACTACTAAAATACGACCATCTTCCATTTCGTATTCTCCTACTGGTACAGCTACTTTCTCATCTTCTGTTACGATAAAGATTTCGTTACCAGCTTCAAACGCTTCTGCCTCAAGGACAGTTCCGTTTTCTAACGTCTGTTGTTCTAACTTAACTTCTTCAGATAAGCCTACAACTTCTTTGATTTTACTAATCATATCATTTGTATTCATATTAATATATAAGTGTTAAAAATTAATTTTGCATTTTTAGATTACTTTTCTTAATCTATCTCTCATTTTAGAAAAAGAGCCTGTAGGTATTTTAACACCTAATTCTTGTGCCATTTTTTCAGCTTCGTCTATTAATTTATCAAAAGTTGCTATATTTTTTTTCGCTTCTTTTATTAATGGGTCTTGTTTAGAATTCTTTTTGTCAATATCACTAACATATTGTTTTTGCTGAAAAACTGCACTATCAAATTGTTTTTTTGTTCTCTCTAATTCATTACTTGAAGTTCTGAATTCTCTTTCTAATTTAAAAACTTTATCTTCTTGTTTTTGTACTTCTTGCTTTAATTTAGCAATATTTTTACTATTGCTTTTAGAAGATTTATCTAATTGATTTATGTCATTATCTAAAGATTTAATTTGTTTTATTAATTCTTCTGACGGCTTTAAAATTTTATTTAAATCATCTACAATCCCTAACTCTACTTTTTGAGTTGTTAGTTCTGTTTTATGTTGCAACTTTTGTGCTTTTGATAATTGATTTAGTACTTTTTGAAATGTGTTCATTATTTAATTTATTTGTTAGTTATACTTTTCCTATACCTTGCGCTCTAAGGCTACCATCACAACACTCTATCTTGTAAGTGTTATCCTCACAAAGACAACCTCTACGACGACCTTTAGGACTTGTTTTACTTGGTGTTATAAATTTCTTAATCTTTTTTAGCATCCTTGACCTCTATATAGTTTCTTATAGTTCTTACTTGACTTTAATTGACTTGTTTTACTTTTAGCGTGTACTCCTTTACGTCTTATTTTCTTTTTCTCTATTTGTATCGCTACTTTTCTCATTTTATAGGAATACAATTTGGTACTAATTTACCATTCTTCATTTTCATTCCGTATTGCTCATATCCAGCTTGACAAGGTTTTTTAAGGTTGTGTTGTTCACAAGGCATATACCAAGTCTTACCCTCATACTCGTGTTCGTGGTATTTATCACATCCTATATCCTGTGCAGCTTTTATAGCAAGTTCTTTAGTTGCATAAGCTAACCTATCATCAATAATAGCCATACTATCATTTATAACCTCACTTGCTAACTCTATCTCTCCAAGTTCTTTTAGTTTACTCTCTGCCCAACGCTTACCAGCTAAACCACCCCATAGTAAATATGAAATAGTGCCACAAGCCTTAGAATCGCCTTCATCGTAATACTCCTCAGCTCTTGACAAATAGGAGTACATACGTTTTATAGTTTCTTTAGAGATTGGTTTGCCTTGTGCTAATTGTGTAGCACGAACTTTACCGACTTGTGTAGCACACTTATTATTGACTTTCTCGTTTAATTCTAAGCCTCTTTTAGCGTTGTTCTTTACACCACTAGGGTAATCTTTATAGCTTTCTAGAATCATCTTCTTACCACCCTTAACACGCTTGTCGTTTTTAATAATAGCCTTTACTTGACCTAGTAAATACTCTGCTTCTTCTTGTTCTATCTTAGCAAGTTCGTCTTTTATGCTTTCTTTAGGACGTTCCATTTTATCAGCAAAGTAACCCTCTATAGAAAACCCTTTTACTTTTCCTGTCTTAACAAACTCACTCCAAATCTTATCGTTGTTTACTTTTACAGCACCTACCCAAGTACCTAATGGTAAATCCATACCATACTTTACAGACTTGTCGTGTACCTTATCTTCTACTATCCAACTCTCTACTAAACTAAGTCCGTTTATTTGGTATTGGTGTTCTAAGGTTGAGTTGTTCTGTTTGCCTTGCATTAAGTACATTTGCGAGGCTTTTAAGACAGTATCTTTTGAGAAGTATATGTAGTATTCATCTTCTCCGTTTCGTCTGTATATAGGCTTATTTGGGATTAATAAAGCACCCATTAAAATACGCTTTTCTTTATCTACCTCTGCAAGTTTAAACTCTTGTGATTTAAGTGCAATAAAATCTTCTTCTATTGCTGGGTTTTCTACTACTGATATAGCTTCTATCCCTATCTCTTGTTCTTCGTCTAATATTAGTTCTACTATTCGCATATTAATATATAATAGTTTTTAATTTATTTTGTTTTTATCCTAAAGTTGCACCCTCTACAATATTATTCTCTAAGCTTTGTGCAGTTGTTACATCATTAGCTACTACATACGCTTGTACTGGTTGTTGTGTTTGACCACCTATAGCAACAGCTAATTGGTTTGTATCACTTGCGCCTACTATGTTAAAGGATGGGGGTGTAGATGCTGTGGCTTGTGGTTGTTGTATTGATGGTGTAGATGCACCACCACCACCACCCAAACTACTTGCTACAGATTTACTTTTACCTACTGCACTTGTTATAGCACTAACAATACCTACAGCTTGTAAAGCATACCCTATTAACATAGGTATATTTTGTGGAAAACCTATTTTAGCTGTTTGTGCAGTACCCTCTGCAACAGCAGCAGCAGAACGAGCTGCAACTAAAGAAGAAAAAGTAATTGTTTTTTTCGCTTCATTAACCATTTCTTGTACCGCTAAAAGTTGTTTAGCTACAAGTGCTGCCTTACCAGCAGCAGTTTCAGCACCAAATAAACTAATAGCAGCATCAACTGCCTCTGCTTTAGCTTTTGTTACTTGTTCTTGTATTGCTATTTCAGCCTCAGCATTTTCAGCTAATAAGTCCACTCTTTCTCTTTCTAAAGCATTTGTATTTACTAATTGCTCAGACCTCAAGCCTGTTATCTGTGCAAGTACACCCTCTCTTTCTGCTTTAGCTTCAAGTAAAGCTATTTCATTTTCATCATTTGCAAGTTTGTCAAATTGTGCTTGTGCAGCTAATACTACAGCATCTGCATTGGCTAACATTAATTTTTCTTGCTCTGCTAATAGTTCTCCAAGCCTTTCATTTGCTGCAATTCTTTCTTCTATTGTTTTACTCTCATCATCTCTTATTTGTCTTTGTAATTCTGCTTGTCTATCAAATTGCTCTAATAATAATCTGTTTTGAGCAATACCTATCTCTGCAGTTCTACTTAGTTCTACATTAGCCTTAGCAGCTTTAACAGTTTCTATTGCATAGTTCTTAACAGCATTAGCAGTTTTTTCTACAAACTCAGATGCTCTATCTACTGTGTTGTTTACACCAGTTAAAACATCAATACTTTCTTTACCAGCTGCCTTTACATCTTCTAAAGCACCTTTAAAATCTCCACTAAATACTTTTTTAACTGCACTTGCTAAAAATCCTAAAGTATCAAGAAAACTTTCAAATCTTTCTATTATATTAGCTTTAATACTTCTACCTAAAGCCTTAACACTTTCTAAAGGATTTTCAAATATAGCCTTAAAGAAATCTACAACAGCACCACCATTATTTACTACAAAATTTACAAAGTCATTAAATGCAATACTTACTGCTTCAAATGCTGTGTTAAATAAATTTGCAACCTTTTGGTTTTGCATAAATATCTCAGATAGTTTTGCTAAAGCAGCAATAACTAAACCAATACCAGCAGCTTTAATAGCAACACCTAAACCTTTAAAAGCCTTAGATACTCCACCAATACCTTTAGCACCTTTATCTGCACTTTTATCAAGTCCTGTAAGACCTTTATCTAATGAATCTATGCTTTTTTCAGCATCTTTACTATTTACGTCTATTAATATTGTTTTCTCTATCGCCATTGTATTTCTTGTTTAAGTGCTTTATATCCCTCTCTTATAGTTAAAGGTAGTTTATGTTTACCTTGTGCTATACGGATGTTTTCTGTTTCTCCGTTTGCGTGTTTTAAAAGTTCTAATATATTCTTTATCATTATTCTAATATTATTGTATCACTTTGTTCAGTTATTAGCGTATCTCCGTTTTCTGCAAGAGCTGTAGATGCTGGTAAAGTTGTACCATACGCTATTGTATCATTTGAAAAAGAAACAACACTACTAATAGTATATCTTACTCTAATTGCAAACTTATATGTTATCTCGCTTTGTAATCCTGTTACTTTTTTAGATACAGTTGTATTTGGTAATGTTTGAGAAAATGTGTCATCTACATATAAATCATAACCAGTAATATTATTAGCTACAGGATTTGGTAAAGCAGTCCACTCTATAGTAATAAAGTCTGAACCTTTAACTGTAACATTAAGACTTGCTAATCTACCTAAACTTGCTGTTTGGTCGTTTTCTATCCCTGTTATACTTTGCGATAAGCTATATAATTCTAAAGAACTTTTGTTGTTTAATAGATTTGTTTTTATACTATTTATTCTGTAAGTCTTATTACCTATTACAAACTTGTCGTTTAATTGATATTTTAAAATAATGTGTAAAGGTAAATAAGCATCTACTTTGTTTATTCGTGCCTGTCTGTTAAACACACTCTGTACATAGTCTAAATAATATTTAGCTAATAAGTTTGTACCCTTAGGCTCTAAAAAGAACTCATCTCTTTCAACACCATAATTTAAAGAACTTGAAGCATCTAAAACTGTGCCACCAGATTGTACTAATACTTGACTTGGTCTGTTGTATGCAGTTACAGTTTCATTACCACCACCATCTGCATTAGCAAATAAAAAGTTTGGTGTTGCAGTTTGATTAGCTATATATAACAATAATGGTTTACCAATAGTAGCATTAAAGTCTTTATCAAGCATAGCACCTTGACATATAGTTGTAAGTGTATCGTGGCTTGGATGTTCGTCAGATAATCTTTCATAAAGCATTTTTTCAAATATAGGCTCTATCTTATAATCTGTACCATCCCACTCTACATTTCCATAATTTTCTCCAGCAAAATTAGCACCTTGTAGTTCATCTGATTTTTCTACTAAAAAACTTTTTTTGCTTGGAAAGTTAAAATCTATATTTTTATATTGTAGTACTTTGCTTATACTGTTTTTAGTTGTATCTACATATCTTGTTATGTCGTATGTTAAACCCTCATCATAATAATCATTTAAAGGTACTACTCTAATTGTATCGTCTATCTTGTAAGCTACCAAATTAAACATCTTAAACAAATTAGTTAAGAAGTCAATAGCTTTTATCTTAGGCATATGTCTACCTATTACTACTGTATTAGCCACAGCAAAAGAATTACTTTCATATGTAGATACAGGAATTCCATTAATATTAGCATCAATTTCGTAATCTACTATATTAAACGTATTAGTAGAACTAAGTATCAATCTTGCATTAGCCGTATCATAATACCCCCCAGCTGGTATTGGAAATGAATAAGATGTACTGCCTGTATTACCTGTACTTTCAAAAAGTGTATTTCCCCAATATGCGTGTTCAGCTCTAAAATCAAATTCATCACTTGTGGATGAAGTTGTAATTCTTACAGTTAATGATACAAATGTTCCATTCAAACCAGTAATAAAATCTGGAGGTGTACCTGTTAGAGGTCTTACTTCATTGCCACTAATTAAAGTTAAACCATCATCAGTAGGTAAGTGAAATAAATTTTCTAATATAGTTAAACCTCCACCCTCATCTGCATTACTCATAAAACCTTTCTCTCTATGCATCCACATATAGATACTATTAAAATCCTCACTATTAAAAAACTCTCCACTAAAACTTATTTCGTCAAAAGTGTTCTCAATAGCATCTATAATCTTTTTAATTTTTATAGCTGGTTTTAAATCTCTGTAATTTAATTTTTCATTAGCTACTGGAGTTGAAGAAATATAAGAGTTATTATTATATCGCATATTTTTAGTATGCGTGATTAAAGGAAAACAAACATCATCTAAGGCTGTAAATTTAGGATATATTACTGCGTGGCTATAAGCAAAGTTTAAACTTGAATCATAGTTAAGACCACTTAACATAGTTTCTCCTAATAAGTCCTTTAAGCCTACTGTTTCGCCAAAGAATATAAGTTTATAAGAGTGTGGCTTATTGTCTTTTAATGATACGCTATTTAATCTTATCTTACCTTTCTTGTAATCTACTCCGTTTAATTTAATAAGTGCATCTGCTTTATATCTCGCATCAAAGCTATCTAATATATCACTATCTTGATAATGTTTAAATATCTTAGAGTTATGCTTAGAAGCTGGTACATTAAACTGCTGAGAAAAAGGAGTAAATATCTTAGCTACATCTTTTACGTTCTTTACACTATCTGTAATGCTTACACTTTCATCTTTAAATAAATCTAACCTTTGATAATCACTCATTAATAAGTAAGGCTCATTAACTGTAAATATATCATCAGATAAACCTAATGTCGTAGCAGATACAGAAGTAACTTTTGCAGAAGTATTATTTACTTCATTAAAAGCTATATAGCCTACTTTAACTGTACTTGTAAAATCTGCATTAGCATCTACTAAATTATTAGTTGAGGTAGATGTAGCATTACCATAATATCTAATACCATCTCTTATGTATAGTTCTATTATCTGCATTAACGTATGTTGTTTATAGTGTCAAAAGCAAATTCAACTTCTATTGTGTAATTTATTATCTTGTCGTTTAGTTGTGTCTTATATGCTAAAGAGCTACTTGTTACTTGTATCGGTAGTGTCTTAGAATCTATCTCTATCCAACAATCTTCACTTAATTGCATTTCTTTAAATACTTCGTTATAAGCCTCTGGATAATATCCTGTGTTTAATGTTAGTTTCTCTTTACCATTCTTTGTAAGTGTTTTATCTTGATGGTTGCTTATGTTATAAGTAGCATTGCTAATTATGTTTCTTTTAAACTTTTCTGTTTTAGTTGTTAAGACTTCATTAGTACGTTTGAAAAACCATATATCTTGTAAGCTACCAAACTTATTTATAAATGTTATTTTGTATGGTGTAAACTTACATTCAGTTTCATTCTTTACAGTTAGCTTAGTTACACCACTTGTAGTATCTACATATATAGTATCAAAGTCAAATAAAGTAAACTCATTACTAAAAGCATCTAAACAAGAACTACCCTCAAAAGTACCACCAGCTTGTATTACTCTATCCTCAAACTCATCAGAGCCATTTATACCATTTGTAACGTATTCTATTTGTGCATTACTATTTGTACTTGTGCTTACAGCTTTAGTATATACTTGTTGTCCGTTTAGTTCGTATGTTACTTGAGTTGTTGTTGAGGTGTCTACAGCTATTGTAGCTGGTGCATCATCTAACTTTACTATTGTTGTATTAGATTGTAAAAGACCTGTGTTGTTAGTTGGGTTTACACCATCTTCAAAAAAGCCATAACCATAAAAACCTTTTAGTTGTGTAAAGCTACTTGCAGAGCCTTCTGTATTTTGTATTGTATTTGTAGTTCTATAATCTACCCATAATATCTCAGTTGCATAATCTCCGTCAAATGTATTAGTAAAGTAATCTCTTACCAACTCTGCTATTTCAAAAGTACATCTTTCTTCTACTGCAAATGATTGTAGTGTATAAGTAGCTGTTGTTGGTCTATCATTATTTGTTGCACCTACTCCTCTTGTTCCTGTATATATAAATAACTCTAACTTACAGCTTGTTAAATTAGTTGCAGTTACTGATATGTAAAATGGACTTCTTGCGTTTATCTTGCTCATTTGCTTATGTTTACTTGTATTTGTTTTTCTATTCCTATTGCGTATGCTTCTACTAATTCATCTGGCAATCTCTTAAATGCAGCAGCAAAAGGCTTTGTAAAAAACATACTTGGTCTTATTCCTTTCTTATATATTGATTTAGCTATTGCGTAATTCAATCCTTTTCTCTTTTCAAACTTACCACCTTTACCTCTTGGTGCTATTCCCTTTCTAACAGTCCACTTGTCAAATGCCTTAGCTGGAGGCATCTTGTTTGTGTATTTATATGGTGTATTATATTTCTTTTCTGTACCACTAACCCCTCTGTCTTGAAACTTACCATAATCGACCATATCAAAGCCTAAGGACATCGTTGAGCCACTTTGACTTATCTCATATCCTAAACTATTATATAGTTCCTTAGAAACGTTCTTTTTGCCCTTAGACAAATTGCTTCGTGATTGTTGTATAACATACTTAGCAAACTTATTTAACTCATCTCTTAAATACTGGTCTGCTAACATATATCAATATCGTTATGTATTACAATATCCATAGTAGCAGCAAACCCAGCAAGTCTATTATCAAACCTTTCATAAAAAGGCTCTAAGGTTGCATCTCCTTCTAATTGAAACTTATCACTATATAGCGTACCTCTGCGTAATACCATTACTAACTTATTGAGTACTGCTAATTGTGTGTTAAGTACATCTTGTTCATTATTGTTACCTCTGAATATATCTGTTGTTTCTGTCTTGCTTTCGTCTACTATATCCATAGCCATAACAGTTATGTTAAACAACAATACTTGTTCTTGTGTTGTAACGTTGTTTATGATAATATGACATAAAGGAAATATACTTTGCTTAGATAAGTCTATGTCAAATATATCTCCTGTTGTTACTGTGTTTACATTAACATCACTTAAAAGCTGTGTCTTAATTGTTTCTGTTAATTGGTAAAATCCTCTTATCCCTGTTTGGCTCATTTAAATTTGTTTTTAATTCTTGCTGCTTCTATATCGTTTTTCTCTTTTGTATATTCTAAATACGTTAAGCATTGATGTACGTTTAGTTTAGTGATAT